TCGATTGTAGCGATGGCGCTTATTATTTTTTCTCTGTCGGTCATTGTGTTATTCTACCTCGAATATATCTACATCATTAGGGTTGTAGTTTTTTGTAAATTTTTGTAAACTATTATTGATGGAAAAATTTGATACATTATATTTTGCGTGGGAAGATGGTCCTGCTGTATTAGCACCAGTCGGTGACGGAGATCTGGGATACTTTATATCTCCAGGTAAGTCTGATTGGACACTAGCAGATCCAAGCCAGGTTGCAGACTTTTTCGTCGACGGCTCAAAAATATCTAAAGACGCATTTGAAAAAACATTTGGTGTCATTGGAGCCGATCTTCCAGAACTTCCAGCTGCAACATAACCACCACTAGCAAACTTTTTAACTTCTGTTTTAGAACTTCTTTTTGTAACTTTTATAATACTGTCGTCTGGCACCACCATATTTCCAGAGCCGTTTATCTCACCATATAGTTTGCCGCCATAAGGCACTTTTTTTGGAGATCCCCATGCAGCAAATTTTACTCCATTTGGATCATTAAAACTTTTAGCTATTGGACCATTTTCAACAAAAAATTCAATATCATTTCCTGTAGGATCTTTTTTTACAAAATCATCTGGCAATATTTCTTTTAGTTTTTTTCTCAAAGTAGGATGTTGCCTGCTTAATGGTTCATCAACTCTTAATAATTTGTCACTTGGTACCTCAACCTTATAAACAAAACCGTCTTCGCCAGCATAACTGGCTACAGTATTTTTTCCTTCTTTATTTCTGGTTGTGAAGTAATGGCCGCGGCCGTATCGATCAAGGCCTTTTGGCAACCCAAATTCATCTAAGGGTTCTTTGCTCATGTCAAATTTATCAAATTTTGCTGGACTTCCATGTAATCCTGTAATGCCTTTGCCTGTAAAATAGAAATCTGGATCTATTTGATTTTTTGCGTTTCCAAAAATATCATTCATGCCTTTTTGTAAGGCCTCACCTTTAAGTCTTATGTCTCTGCTTATTGTTTCTAATTGTTTTGGATCCGTCGGCATGCCTTTCGGGAATAACGATCTAAATTCTTCATATAAAACATGCGCTTCATCTGAGGCTCTCCACATAGGAGCTGTAATAATACCCACCTCTGCAACTAACTTTTCACCGTTAGCTCCAACAAATTGAATATTTAGTTTGCGGTCAACAAAACCCTCTGGCTTAATGTCGCGGCCTTTATCAAAGAGTTTGTATTGGTTTTTCATAAGATCTACAACAGCTTCTTCTTCGGCTGGTGTATTAACCACGATTCTAGTTCTAATCGGATCTGTTAGCTGAGTAACATCTTTGTCGTATTTTTTTCTGGACTTTTCTACCATCCTGGGTATTTTTTTTACAGTTCCCATTTTTTGCCCAGTAGCTGCATCAATCTTTGTAGTAAATTCTGGCAGCGTAGTTTCCAGATTTAAACTTTTTGCTATATCGTCTATTTGTTGATTAAACTCTGGAGCTAAACGAACAGCTCGATCATACATCTTATTTGCATCACCTAAAGGATTGCCTGTATATAAATCTTCCTGGTGTCTTGTTATTTCGTATCTAGGATTGTTGCTAGGTAAACTTTGTATACCTTTTTTTAAAGGCTGTTTGGCTAGGTTGGCCAGCTCACCAACTAAGGGTACAGCTGCGAGTCCAGATAACGCCGCGATACCAAGATTGCCAAAGCCACTGCCAATATTACCTTGTGAAAAATCTGCAAAAGAATCGCGACCATACTTGCCAGCTGCGGCAATATCCATGGCCATACCTGGAGGAGTAAAGCCAGCAGCTATTTGGCCGAGTAGAGGTACGTTTTCCTCGTAGCCTTCAACCGTTCGATCTAACAGATCTTTGTCAGCTGCACCGCCTTGTTGGAATATGTCAATATCTTGATACATTCCATGATTATAACTAAATCTCTAGGATTTTCTATTCGTGAAGGCCTTGGAATTTTCTTTTGAGTATTCTTTGGACCTTGTGATAAGGAAAGTCCTCGTATCCAGCGTGTGAACTTTGGATCTGAGTAGCTATCTTCCTAGCACCTAGGCCTTGATCTCTGAGCGCTTTAATATGTCTTAGCACTGCTTGCTCCTCTGGAATCGGCACTAGCTTGGTTCTTCTTCTGCTACCAGATTCGTCGTATTCTTTTTTGTAGCCAAAGGGAGTCTTACCACCGATCGAGTAACCTTTTTCTGCATAGACCAGCTTGCCACCGTTGAGCCTGGACATAATCATTTCTCTCTCGATTTCAGCGAACTGCGCCATGTTAGTTACAAGGTTTTGGTTAGCTATCCTGGTCATATTCATTTTTGCTGCTAGACCAGATTGTTCTTTTTGCTTAGGCAGGACCACTGGTATGTCTGCAAACATATCGCAGAAGTAAAGTGTGATCCCAGTTTCCTCAAGCGTAGGAATCATATTAACCATTTCTAAAAAGGATCTTGCAAGCCTGTCGAGCTTGGTTGCTACTATCACGTCGTTAGCATCCATGGTATCAGTCAGCTCTCTGGATCCTGGCCTTTCAAGCAATGGCTTCATGCCACTTATACCAGCGTCGGTAAAGAACTGATCGACTTTCCTGCCGCCGTATTTGTTGGCCACAAACTCTTCAATAGATCTTTTTTGCTCGTCCAGAGAAGATCCATCCCTGGCCTGCTGCTCAGATGATACTCTGATATAGCCGTAGATATTGTTTACTTGTTTTCTTGGTTCAATCATGCTGCCTCCTTAAGTAGCTTTTTGTATTTTCTTATGTTCTTTGGATCATCCAGTTCTGCTTTGATCATCTTGACAAAGGATCTTGGATTTATCTTTGGCATGAATATGCTTTTGTAGCCATCCATTGCCAGGGGTGATGGAGCTTCTCTTTGTAACGGATCTTTATATCTGGTCATGTGAATTTCTGCATGATCAACCTTGTGTATGTCTCCGTCCTCAAACTTAACCCAGTTCCAATTTTTGCAAAGATCTATTCTTACAGTAACCTTGTCCTTGCCATGGGACCAGGTGAACTTTTCAATCGTCTTATATTCTCTATTGAACTTTGATTTGACTATCTCGCTCACGCTGCCACCCCTCTTTTTCTATAGATCTCTCTGACATGATTTTCTGCTTCTTTGTTCATGCCAGCAAAGTCTTCACACTTCCTATATTCTTTTTCATAGGTTAGAACATAATCCATATCGTCGCAGTAGTTGCAACCTTCTACACCTTTGTCGCAATACTGGTTATCGCCAGTAGCGTCTTTACAATTTTTCCAATCAATCATATTTCCTCCTTATTTAATTTGTTTAGTTTTCTTTTTTGAAAATCTAGCTTTCTAGTTGCTTCTTTTAGATCTCTGGTAATTCTTGCAATTTGAACACCAGCGTTCCAATCAAACTTGCCACCAGCTTTATTCCATTCATCCAAAAGATCTTGTTCTTGTTTGACTTCTAGCTCCAACCAAAAGATTTTGTCTTTGATGTTGGAGACTTGATTGGCTTTGCTCACATTTCCTCCTTATTTAATTTGTTACTCACAATACAATAATAACAAATTCACAAATATTTGCAACTATTTATAACTTATAGTATATTGATTTTAAATTAATTTACGGAGTAATTATGAAACTTGATTTTGATGTTAATAAACCAAATACAACAACGGTTCAGTTTAGAATTGATCCAGATACTAAAAGACAGATGAACGCACTAAAAAAACACTACGGTGTGCGTACGGGCCAGCTGATCAAAAAAATGATCCAGGTATCTTATGCAGCTGTAGAGGGAGAAATAAAATGAGTGAACCAAAACATGTAAAGAACTGGCTATATCCAGTAATGAAGGATATTTTTATGAAGTTTCTTGTCAACAAACACAATAAACCGTACAAAGATATTAAGATTTCAGAAATGACAGATACTGAGATTGAGCTGTGGCAACAAGTCGAGGCCATGAACGGAACTAAGGTTGGAGTTACTTTTAAATCTGGATCTGATAAAAGGGTTGTGCATTAATGGCCGAGGATCATTCCAAAGAAAAATTTGCAGCTGACGTTGCTGGAATCATAATGCGATTTATGAAACACATTACAGCTGTAAAAAATCTGGAAGGTTATTATTTATCAAATCAATCGGCGATTAGCCAGGTAAAAAAAATTGACCAGGACAAATACGATGAATTGATCCAGGCCTTTAAAAATAAAAAAGCAGAAATATTGGAGAAACAAAATGATTGATGCTAATGATATAAAAAAAGCAAGAGAGATTATTGTAGAAGAAATAAAATCTTACACAGATCAAGGCATTGGTGAAATTGCAACCTGTAAATATTTAGCCAACAAATATGATTGTTATTGGCAAGCATTACAAAAATTAGCAAATCAAAATTTAAAAAGTATTAAAAAATCTTTAGAAACATCTGAAAAAATATTGGAGAAACAAAATGATGAAACTACTTAGAAGACTAGACAGATTTTTAGACAGACGTTGGAGATCTACACATGCAGCAATTGTGCATCTGATTGACAGGCGAAAGGATCCAGTGGATATTGATTGGTTGAACATGCACAATGATATGGTAAGAAAAAAAAATGACAATAAATAAACACGAACTAGAGATTGCGCGGGTTGCCAGGAGGTTTCGCGAAATTTGTGCCGAGCACATAGAAAATATGGAGGATAAACTTCCAGGTGCAAACAATCCTCTGGAGCGTGATGATCTAAACAAACAAATTGATGCTATGCACGAATTAGCTGACCAGGCTAATGATCGAGCTAAAGCTATGATTGAGAATTATTATGAAAATCAATAGAACAAAAATACCAGAACACTTAAGACATTTAAGCGATGAAGCGCTTGAAACATTAATTAAGCTCTTTACACCTCATTTCTAACGAAACGGCGGGCCAGTAAACCAGCAAACGACGACATAACGGTCGCCTTTGGTTACAGGCTTGACCTGGTGCGAAATAAACGAGCTAAAAGCTACCACTTCTCCCATTCTTGGCCTCGTGCAACTAGCGTTATCACTGGTACGAAAGCATATTTCGCCGCCTTCATACTCCTCATTGAGCATTAAAGATACACTGATCTTGCGATTAGCTGCCGTTCCCTCGGGCCCAATATCAATATGATAGCCATAGCCGTTACTCGGCGATTTGTAGTGTAAGATCTGAGCTGTCTCAATTCCAGATATATCATATCTAAAGTATTTGTTTGCAGAAACCGCGATTCTGTTAAGGATCCTATAAAGGCGATCTTCCTTAGCGTCGATATAGCGCACATCAACATCTCTTAGATCTGTATTTTCGGCCTCCTGGCTCTTTTCATGCACCTTGCCTGGCACTGGATCTGTTTCAACCAGATAATCTAAAAATAAATCTACTTCGTCTTGCGTGACAGACAGGCCAGTAATACCATGATTAGGCATTATATCGGCTGTCATACTTCCTCCAGTTCTTCTTGAGAACATCTAGCCAATCATCCATCGCCATGACACAGATCTTATCGTCTTCGGCTGGCCAGTCCAGGTTCATAGCATAAAGCGGAATACATACTCGGATCGGTCTGCGGTTGAATTTAAAAATAAGAACGGGGATCCTACCATTACTGGAGCTGCAAACTTGATCCCACCAAGCGGACTTTAGCCACTCGCCGTCTTTGTAGAATTTACACTCAACCGCATGAAAAGGTATGTCCAGATCACACTGGCCTGCTTCCTGGTATTGGTCCAGGTTGCGCTTTGTTTTAAAATCTATGCCGTTGTCTGCGAAGAAACCATTAAGTATGGTCGCTATGTCGCGCTCGAACTGTGCTCCCTTGTTCCTGCTGTTTATCGGCATTGATAGAGTTTCTCAAAATTTGCAAAAAATTGCAAACGCATTGCAAAATTTTTTGCACAAAATTTTTTTGCGTTGAGTTTTTCTGGTGATTCAATGTATCTAACCTAGTTATAACTACAACTGCAAACGGCCGCAGCTATTTGGGGGTGTAGGGGTTCCTAATAATGCGATTTCCCTGTAAAAAAGCGGTCCCAAGGGACTCCTATTTGTTACGCGTTACTGTTGTGCTCACATGTTGCACATAGTTGCACAAAAGAATACATGTTTATATACGCAATAAAGCACGGCATATCAATGACTTACGACTGCCTTTGTTTTTTTCTCAGATTCTGGCGCTTGGATCGGGAGGCCGCGAAAACAAAGCCACCACTCTATTTATCTTTGGGCGAGTAGTCGTCTATATTTGCGCCGAGCAATTGTCCCAGGCGGTCCTTGATTTGATCTCTGGACATCTTCTCCAGGTTAGCGTTGATGTTTATATTCTGGGATCTATTGACCGATAAACCAGCGAGCTGATTGAGCTCTTTAATTGCTGACACAGCTGCATTGAATTGGCCGTTCTCGTAAGCGCTCTCCATTACCTTCCACAACATCGTGCCAGTCTTTTGTGGAGTGATCGCATACTTCTCTGCTAATTCATCTTGCTTGATCCGAATGGCCTTAACCACGTTCGGAAAGTTCTTACCATTGAGCAGCTTGCCTGCGCTTGCACTTGGGAACTGATACCCAGCTTTTCTGGCAGCCTCAGTCATACCACATGCACCTTCGGTGTAATGCCACACAAAGCTGGCCTGCATTTCAGTCAACCCGTGTTCATCATCCTTCTCAAACTGAGTCGGAGCGTTCGTGATCTTCTGATCTTCCTTTTTCTTTCTGGGCATAATTCTTCCTATTGTAAACCAGTGTAGAGTGTAGAGTGCATAGCTGTTCTATTATACCTATTATGTAACGCGTAAGATGCTATTCTTATAGCCAATACTAATAATAATATATATATATACACTATACCCTTATATATAGTAAAGACAGTAGTAGCAAGGGATTGAGCCAGTGCATAGTAAATTTTACTATACCCTTTGCTATACCCTTTTTCGCCTTTATTTGCCATTGATGTGCTTGTCAGCAATAATCACAGCCAGACCGACCAGAACAATCGAGCAAGCCAGGACTAAAAAAAAGGTCACAGCTACACTGCATAAAATAATCTTAATCGTTTCTAATATCATCGTCATTTACCTTATATTTGTTCCAATATCCAGGATCACCTGGTCGAATTGATGTGTAGATCAGCTTGCGATTGAGCAGCATTTCATACAATTGCTGTTCGACTTCTTTATATGTCGGATCATCTTGATCCATCTGGAGATCTATTTGTATTCGTATCATCGCCTAGTCTCCGAACTTACTCGCGTAATCTGTATAAGTGTCACCCTCAGCTGCGCTGTAGTCCAGATCATAGATCTTCTTGCCATTGGATCGTCTAGGCTCGATGCCTCTTCCGTGTAAGACACGGGCCGCTTCTTTGAAGTCTGGCATCCTTGGTGACTTAATCCCAAGATCGCGTAAGAGCTTGGTCATTTGCACAGGCTTGGCATGTTCGCTACCAAAGTCTACATGCTCCAGGATAAGATCCTCCACACTCGACTGAGTTCTATATTGTTCGTTGCTATCTTGCAAGAGCTCGCGCTCATCTGGTGAT